AAACAGCAATAAGCTCTTCTGAGTTGGAGCCTGTCAATGATAGTAAACCGCTTGGAATATATTGAGGGACGTGTCCTGTAACTTCATTAGAGTCATAAACATCAGATGAAGCATTTACAGTAAACTCTCGTAAACCACTAAAGCTACCACGTTGGAAAGGGAAATATAAATATGAACCTAAAGGAATAGGGTCTACAGTATTAGAGGCATCAAAGTTTGTTACGGCTGTAACAGAAATAGATTTAGGTGTAAGTAAATCACCACCCTTCAAGACGAACTGTGCGTTGTCTGAGAATAAAATTAAATTTTCTTGGAAAGGCTGTGCGCTTCTTAGATTAGTAACATTGTTAGATGCTACATTAACATCAATAGGGTCTGAATCTAATAAGTCCGTTACCGATGTTCTGAAAAAGTTATATGACTGAGTATTGGTAGTAGAATCGTATCCGCCAAAACCTGCTTCAGATAAAATAACTGCATCTAAAGACAAGAAACCAAGTCTATTTTTATATTGAAATAAATTAGTAATCGTATTTCCAACAAACGAAGGATAAGGATTACTTTGTAAATCACCCGCTTGAAGGTTGTTTAGAGACATTCTACGGATTTCAAATGTATTTAGGGCTGTACTAACAAGTACACGAGGCATTTTAGAAGCGTCTATATCTGTCTTTATACCTCCACCTGATGTCTCTACCCAAGAGCCTTCACCCACATCTCCATCGTTTGGACTTCCGTCACCAACCATAAATTTAACATAATAGTCATCTTGGTTAAGTTCGGTGTCGCCTATTACCTTCACCTTAAAATTATGTGGTGCCGTTGGTGGTAAATCAGTAATTGCTGAAACTTCTTTGTGAACAACACCAATACCTTCGCCTGCTAAACCATCAATCCCGACGGCGCTATAATCTGTAGCAGCAAATGCTGTTTTTCTTTCACATACTATAAGGTTTGAGTGTAAGACTGAATTTTCAAATTTATCTGTGTAAGCTGTGTTACCATTTAGTCTTTGTTTCAAAGCGTCTAAAATATAATTAGAGTCCGTAAAGTACGCTTTAGTATTTGTATTTTGATTTTCAGTTGGCAACGAGTTAGGATTTTCAGCAGGAATTGCAGGACGTGAACGAATAAATAACTCAGTCCCATCAAAGGTTACTCCATATTTTTTACTAAAATCTCCTTGTTTAATAAAGATTAAAGTATCGTTAGACAGCTCTGTACTTGTTGTGGCTGTACTAAAATCTGTCTCCTGTGCATTATTCAGCAGGAATGTCGTGTCACCAATGGTGAGCGCTTTAAGATTAGCTTGAGCGGTGTTTGTTGCTAGGTACGTTCCTGCCGTAGATATTTTATTATTTGTTATGGTAAAATCACTACTAGAAGGCTCAGTAACAGTACAAAGCTGACCGCTGTCAGCATTATGGATAGATAATGTATTCCCATCTTGGATGATGCTATATTTTTCAGTATTTGAACGTTTATATAAATGAAAAAAAGTATTTGCTGAAGTTTCAGAATCTAACAAACTACTTGTTCCAATAAATTGTGTTGCGGGTCTTTTTTGTAATCCATCTACAACACTACTAAGTGCGTTTTCCTGTGCATCACATTGTCCGTCGTAACGAACAGCGTCAGGTTGTTGTGAAACACCCTGTATAAGATTGGATAAAGATGTATTAATTAAAGGCATTAGGTGAGTTTGTAATTTCTGTTAATTCCGATTCTTACTGCAACGTCATAGTTGTCAAACATTGTTCTTGCAGAATGCGAGCTGTCAGCATCTTCAAGACGCGCACGAGCTTGGTATTCATCACGAGCAATTAATGATTCAAGTTCTTTACTACCAACTAATCGTGCTTGGAAAATTCTAGATGCACGTAAAGTTATATAACGACGTGCTTGTTCATATAGCTCATCCCAATCGAGTAAGACTGTTACTTTTACGTCGATGTCTTTTGAGAAAATATTTGTATTGTTTTCTCTGTCGAATAAAGAAGAACCACGCATTGTAACATCGATGCTTGGGTCTATAGCATCTAACAATATTGCATTAGCAGGAACACCAATACGTCCTTCGTTGTTAGGGGATAAAGTTAATTTAGGAATTGAATTAAAGTGCCATTCTTCTCCTTGTACTTCTTTGGACACTTCATTTAAAGTTGCGAGGGCTGTAGATGCAGACACAGGTAGTGCTACGGCATCGCTAATGGTAGACACAGGGCTTTCACCAATGTGCGCTAACATGGAGTTAACTGCTTCGAGTTGTGTAGTAAGAGTAGCCATATAAATTGTAATTGAAAAATAAATAAAAAAAAGCCCTCCAAGGAATAAACCAAGGAGGGCTTAGAGTTAAAGGTTAAGCCTTAACTGTGAACGCAGCTTCAGGGCGAAGAACACCGTGTCCAACAGCGTACTTAGCTAAGAAAGCTGTACCCTGTTTAGTCATGATGTACTCAGACTCAGTAGCTAGGTCGAGTAATTTAACAGTACCGATAGCAGACTTTTGACCACCCAAGATTGGAAGGTTCAATGAGAAGTCCTTATCGTAACCTGAAGTTCCACCATGTACGTTATTAGCGATACCTGAGTGGTTATCAGAACCTACACCTGAAGTACCTGACAAGTCTTGTCCTGCGATACTAGAGATGTGATTAGATTTGACGATTGTCATACCTGCGAGTTCCGCAATCTTACCTGTAGCAACTGAACCGTTACCTGCAGCAGTATCTTGATTAATCGCGATATTGTCTGTAGTTACCAATTCATAGTAGCGACTTGGGTCGACGATAACGAAACGGTCATCCATAGGTACATCATTCTCGTCAAGCTTTTGTTGAGCAACACCAATAATCTTGATGATGTCAGCAGCACTTGTAGAGCCTGAGATACTTTCGGTAGACAAGTCAACTGTGATACCGCCTTTAGCACCTGTGAATGCACCATTAGCAGCAGTTTCAGCAGCAGCAACAAGAGTTTTCATTGTTGCAAGGTCGAAACGTTTAGCTAGTGCGCGTCCAAGTTCAGCAGAGTATACAGAACGTACGTCGTAATGATTTTTCAACTCATCGATATTTGCGATGAAGGTTGAAGCGATTAACATATCATCGATACCGATTGTACGTTCACCGTGTTTGATTTGTTGTGCGTAGCCGTTACTTGATTCAAGAACGTCTTCACCAACTGTGAAGTATTTCGCGTCAGCTGTACCAATTACAGGGAATTGAGCTTCCTTGCCACTTGAAATAGTGCGAACGGTATGAAGGTCTTTCATAACATTAGCTTCTTCAAATGTAGTAAGGATTTCATTGCTGAATACTTTAAGGAATAAAGCGTCAGCAGCTCCTGTTGCATTGATTTGACCTAAACGAGATACGGAATTTACAGCTCCATTTGCCATAGTTTTTTATTTCTCCTTTAATAGGGGTTAATTATTGTTAGTTATGTTTTTGTCCTTTCACACATTTCCAATAATGTTATCCATCGCAATGGGCATTGTTTTACTTTGTATAATTAAACGAAATTAATTGAAGAGAGTTACTTCTTCTTTTTCTTAGGAAATCCTTTTTTCATATTTTTATAGGATTTCTTAGAAACGGTTGAATTTTTCTTAGAACGACTAATGCCTAGCCGTTTACGTCTATTGATATTTTCATATAAGCTCATAATTATCTACACTTCCATCTACGGAGAGCCAAAGCTTTACGCGTTGGTCTACCTTTGTTATCTTTCATAGCGCCTTTAGCGCCTTTCATCCGCGCACAAAAAGAACGACGCCTTGCAGCGCGTTTGCCTTTTGGATTACTTTCTGTAACAGGAGCTTTTAGATTGCTTCCTGTTTTAGAGTTGTAATGTTTTCTTCCTGCTGCAGTAAGCCCACCTTTTTTGGACTTATGTTTTTTAGTTAAAGATACGCCTTTTCTTTTCATTATTTAACTTGTGATGAACCGAAGTAAAAGCCAATGATTGCGTAGAGTGCCATGATTACAGACTCGTGTAACAGAAACCCTTGTTGAGTTTCATACACAGTACGCGCAAATATCCAAAACCCTTTATCGACAGGGATTGTTACTCCTGCTTCTTGAAAAGCCATAATGAAAGGAACAATAACAATCGCGAATAGAATAGTAGCAACAATCCCGCGTCGAACCCAAACACCACCACGTTCCGCTGCTTTATCCGCACTTGCATCTGCTGCTGCTTGTTTCTTTAACATGAGAGCGACTTGAGCTTGTTGGGCTTGCACCATAGAACCGATAAGTTTAAAAACAAATCCGCTCACAGCTCCGCCTAGCATAGGTAGTAGTGATTCCATAATTTTTTAATCGAGGTTAGAGATTGATAATCGTTGTTGAACTTGGTTACGGAAAGCAGGGTCTTGTTGATACTGCTTTGAGCGCATCGCTTCAGTTACCTGAGCGCGGGATGTGTAAGGTGCCACAGCAGCTCCATTAGTAGAACCTTGTAGGGGTTGTGGTGCTGCGGTGCCTTTGTACTGCGCATAGAGTGCTTTAACTGCAAACTTCGCTTGGTCAACTGTACCGCTTTCTACGGTTTGGTTGTAAGCTTGTAAGTCTGCATCAGTTAGAGTTTCTCCTGCCCATTCGGACATAGATTCATACTCACTCTTTCCTCCAATTTCATTGTAAATTGAATTTGATTGTTGTTCCATTATTGCTTGTTGTCCTGCAATATATTGGTCAACCATATCTTTACCTAATCCAACTTCTTCAAGACTTGCATAAGTTGATTCAGATAATTGTCCGTCATTAGAAAATTCTTCCGTCGCTAAACTAATTGTATTAGCTTGGGCAATTTCTGTTTCTGATGACTCTGTTACTTCTTCAGAAGTGTCTGCTTCTTCTCCACTAGATTGTTTACCTTCTAGTTCGGAGTAAGCCTTCGCCATATCTTCGGCGGAGTTAAATTTCTCAGGGAGCCACTCAGGGCGGTCTGATGAAACTTCTGTGTTTTCTTCCGCTATTTCGGAAGTTGCTTCAGTAGCTTTAGCGTCGATAGCTGCAGCTTCTTGCTCTAGAGAAATATTCTCTGTAGCGGTGGGTTCGTTAATTTCTTGTTTTTGATAATCTGCCATAATTACTGTTCACCTTGCGTGGTTTCTTGTTGCATTACTTGTTCAGAAAGCGCTTTAACTCCTGCGGGAGCTGCCTTCTGCATTAATTGCATTTGCTGTGCTTGCTCTTGTTCAGCTTGCATAGCTTCTGCATCTTTCACTAGACCATCTGTCTTGATACCAAGAGCAGTTGCTCTACGAGCGAAATATTCATTTACATTAATAAACTGTGCTACAGTCTCAGCGCCAACAATTTGGGCTGCTCCTGCTAAGAACAAGTCTAGCTTCTGTAAATCATTACCGCGTCCTAATGCTTCTACACCTGTAATGATAACAGGATTAACAACATCTTTAGGAAGCTTTGGTAATTTCTTAGTCTTATTAAGGACTTGTAAAAGTCTATTCACGAGAGGTAGTTGTAATTCATTACTTAATAACGAATACAATCCTCCTAGAGCGGACTCTAGTTCTTGTGATAACATTCTAATCTCTTCTGCGGTAACACGGTCGGCGTTACGTACAACACCTGATGTAAGAAGGAACGCTTGTCCTAAGCGCTCTTTAATAACATTAATAGTTTCTTGTGCTACTCTGAAGTCGTTAGCCTTTTGTGTTTGTAGTACAGTAACATCAGCAGCGTTACCTTGTACGATAGCACCGTTAGGAGACTCAGCTAATACTTTGGCGCGTGTGGTGCCGTTAGGATTAACTAAGAATAAAGTTTTAGCAGCGATTGCAGAACCTTCTACAATAGCTTGTGTGAGCGACTCAAGAGACTGTAAGTCACCTAAGTATTCTTCTACATATCCTCTTCCATAATCTTCGCCATCTATTTTAGAGAATCTGAGAGCAATGAAAGGAGCTTTATCAATGTCGAACGTACCTTCTGTTTCAGGGACTCGCACACCATTAATATCTTGAAACATATGCCACTTATTGCCTTCACGCACGAGCGCTGTAAACAAGTTACATGTGTCGCTAGGTGGTTTGCCTGAAGCGAGAGATGCTTCTTTAACTTCTTCTGATAATGTTTCATAGGATACTTCTTCTTTCGTCGCTAATTTGATTACATTTCCCATCGGGTCGCGTTTAACAACGTAACGGTCTAAATGGAAAACACGCATTCCGCCTTCTTGGGGAATATAAATTAATGCATTACCTGCTACTACAAGTTGCTTCAAAGCCTCATGGACACCTACACGATAAGACTGCTGAGATATTTCACTCATAACCGTCTCTTCTACTTGTTGTAGTGATTTTTCTATCTCAGATATAAGTGCTTCATCAGCTCCTTCTTCTTTAATAGCAAATTTGTCAATGTTCAGTCTAAAGAAAGGGGCGTTAGGTGGTAGCAGGGCTAATAGTAATTTAGATGCAAGGTTGTTAACTCCACGCGCACCTACGCCCGCAAAAGGGGTTTCTAGTCTACTAGACGCTCCGAAACCTTCATCAGGCATCAAGTAAGGTAGTGTAAGTTTAGAGGCTGTTCTTGCTCTTTCTAAATATGAATTTCTATCGCCTTCACATTTTGTATATATTTGTTCTGCTGTGTTATGCATAATTTTAAATTGTTATATCCGATAGCGTGTTGCCTTCTTCTTCAGGCGTCAATGTCATATAGGTAACGTCTAAATAAAATTTTTCATTGATATAATAAAGAGGAGCATCGTACCAATGTTCGCCCGTCTCTTGTCTCCCTCTATTCTGTGCTTCGTTTAAAGTATCAAAACGTAGATATTTAAAGTCAGGGTTTGGGTCGTTATCGAAATTTTCTGAATAAGACATTATGTTAATAAATTTGGTAGTTGTTGATGAATAGATAAAATTTCTTCTGCAGTTAGAACACCGTTAAATACAAGCATAGCTTTGTGTTGTCCTATCCAATAGTGTCCATTACCACCATAACCACCACGTCTACCACCAAAAGTTAAATATAATCCATTAGGACTTGTAGTCATTTGGTGAGTTATCGCTTGTGAATTTGAATCTTCCAAGACACCATCAATATATATTTCACGCTTAGAAGTAATTTTTTGGGTAGAACTTGAGCCTGCATCAATTTTAAATGTACCTGCCACAGTTTGGAATGTCGTGTTATTAGCATTTGTTGTACTAATTGCATCAGCACTTAACTCACTTGTGGTGGTCATTGATGAAGCGTGGTATTTATCGTTTATTTGATTTTGGGTTGTACCGATGAAGTCATCATTTATCCCAACACCCATACTTTGTGGTAGATGGAAACCGCCACATGTGGGTCTATAGTTTATACTACTTTGATTCTCTCCTGTGTCATCATCATCTTTAGAATATGTAACTATTGTAAAGTCAGAACCATTATCCATCCCTATCTTTGAAAAAGGATTTTGTACTTCTAAGTTTTCTCCTGAGTATTGTCCTGATTGATTAAATTTAACTGAGTTAGTGACTGACAACGAACCGTCGGAAATCTTAGTACCATAGTGTGGAAGATACGTTGTACTACTACCTTGTGTATTTGTTAAATTATTAGTTGTACTCTGAGTGACTTGATTAGCCATCCCTGCGATATTAATAGTACCTGTGGAGTAATTACTTGCAGTATTAAGCTCTGTGTAGTTGCGCCATACTTGAGAATACCCTTGTCGAGTTTGGACAATATCAGTTCCTGTGCCGAATAAATCATACACACTATAAGCTGCCTTTAGTCGTGAATCATTTAAGAAATCAAACACAAACCCCTCAGTAGGAATTTGCGCCTGCACTTGTGTTGCTACAAGTGGCGAGACTTGGGAGCTTACTTGATTCATTTAGATGGACTGTACTGTTACGTATATTCCTGCGCCTGTGCCACTACGACTAACGCGCAACTCTACAGCGGATGAGACAAACTTAAATCCGCCTTCTGCTGTTAATGTAGCATCAGCAATATCAACCCAACGTGTACCTACTTTATTTTGTAGTTTAAGGGTGTGACCACTAAAGCTTGCTGCTGAAGCCAATAAGACGCCTTCACCTTTGTTCCATTCAAATGCAACAGGTGTTGTAGTTTCTAAGTTTTCTATAATTTTACCGAATCCTTGCATAATTAATATTTCACTCCTGTTCCGCCTGATACACCTGTGTTAACAGATGGACGACGTATTGTTAAAGCTTTCACTCCGCGTGTTTTATTAGACTGTCGTGACTTCCGATTTGGGTCATCTAACTTCTTCACTTTCTTAGTAGGAGGGGGAGGGGCTGCAGGAGTTGGTGTCTCAGGCATTTTTGGGGATGACATACACATATTTTTTTATTCCATTTTTAATATATTATTAGTTTGTTCTGCGTGTTTTGCTTTTAAAAAAGCGATGACGGAGCGTTGTCCGAAATGAAAATCTAAGAATCTTTGACTGTCAGAAAAGCCGAAATCCTTCATTGGGAAGACTTCTTCAAGTTGTTTTATAAGGTCTTCGCTAACTGCGGGGAATGGGGTCTGCATGTTATTATTCATATAAGCCTACTTTCTTGGGGGTTTTATGTCGTTTAATTCTTCAGGAAGTCTACCTTCTTCAATCCATTGTTTGGTCTGAATAAGGCACATGGCATTCCATATTATGGCACCACCGTGGTCTTCTTCTTTATCGTCTTCCATTAACTGCCATAAATGACGATACAAACTATCGATGTAGCGTGACATAGGAATACCCTTCTGCCAATTATCGCGCCCATACTTTGTAGCTCCGTCTTCAAATCTTTTAGCGACGGCTCGTAAAGCTGCGATAGGAATAAGAGAAGGCATTCCTTTACCGCTCATCGCGTCACGGACTGCTCCTGTGTCAAACTCAGAGCGGGCGCCTGAGTCAGGAAGTGTTGGTTCAGTTTTTTGTTTTGTCATATGGTGTCCAAAGGTTAATAGTTTTAGTTGTAAAATCGTAATCGTCTTTTTGTAAGATGTAGGCTAGTTGCGCATTCACTAATGCTTCCGCTTCTCCCTGTCCTTTCTTTTCATACAATTTAATAACTGAATCCCAAGTGTAGCCTTCTTTGTCTAAGAACTTCTTAGCTGTTATATTGCCAACACCTGCACAGCCTGCATAGCCATCTACAGTATCTCCTGCGAGTGTTTGTATAAGATGGAAACGACGAGCGTCCTCTTTATTATTTTTAATAAATTCATCTCTTAAATGATTAAACCAAGTTATAGGAAGTGTGTTAAAATCCTTGTCACCACTTACAGCAACATATTTTCGAGGATGTTTGGTACAGAGAATACCACACAAATCGTCTGCTTCCATATTCTCTGCAACACTTGTTTTATAATTCTTTGCTGTCCATTCACGAACAAACTTTAAGCCCATAGGTTTACGTTTCCCTTTACGGTTAGCTTTATATAGTGGGAATAGATTATGTCTGAAGGTTCCACTAGGTGAAAAGATAATGTGAACATCGTCCACCTTTGTCTTGTTAATTATATTTTTAATGAACGTACTCGTCTCTTTAATGAGATTGGACTCTGTAGAATGAAGAGTCCATAAATCATCTGTCCATTTAGTTTCTACTTCTGAAGCGAAGGCAGCGCGGTACGCCATCATATCTCCATCAATTATTGCTGTCTTGTGCATATTTTTTAATAGTGTTTTCAATTACTTTTATTTCGTCCTCTAAGATATGTTGCTCATAGATAACATCCTTAAATTTCTTCTTAACTTCTCCTAGCTTGATATGTTTCTTATCTAAGCGTTCGTTTAGCCCTTCTAAAAAAGCTACGTTCATATCGTCATTCATATCCATATTAATGTGTCTCCTTCCAATTGTGACCTATTGAATATTCACCATCTAAAGGACAACCGAAGTCTAATACTTCTCCTGCCTTCTTAATGGCGTTTACGAATTGCTGTCCTAAAGTATCAGCATCTTCTTTCTTACAACTAAACTGCACTTCATCGTGTACGTTGGCATGCATCTCATATTCTTTAGTTGCGCTTTGAACAAACTCACATAGAGCTTGTTTCATAATCACCGCACCCGCACTTTGTAAAAGTAAGTTAAGAGCAGAGTGCGGAGAACGACAAGGTAACTTCCTGCCGTCCAATCCTTTTAAGAAACCATATTGTTTAACCTTACGGCGTACACCATCTGTTAAATAATTAACCGCAGGGTTCTTTGCCATAAAGTTATCTTTGAGTCTACGTCCATCTCTATCGGAACCATTAACAATAGAACCAATCTTTGCGTCGCCTGCGCCATACAACCAAGCGTAGATAAATCGTTTAGCATCGGCACGTGAAGGTAATCCTGCTGCTTCTTGATTGGCTGTGTGTACGTCTCCTTCTGTAACAATCTTTGCATATTTACCTTTATCCCACGGAGAAAGATAATGTGCCAAGCATCGGAGTTCTAAACCTGAAGCATCAGCGCCTACTAAGACGTGTCCTTCTTTAGCGGTAAACAACTCACGACACTCAGCACCGTATGGGGCATTAGTAGATGGAATTTGTCCTAAGTTAGGGCGTTGGTGGGAACAGCGTCCTGACACAGTACCACATGTATTTATAGAGCCGTGGATACGTCCGTTACG